TGGGGTTTGACGCTGACTATAAAAATTGGGATGCAACTATACCCCGGGTTTTTATGGCTAAGGTTGTGGACGTTTGGAACAAAATCTATGCTGAATGTGATCCCAATTGTACCGAGGAAGACCAGCAAATCCGGCGTGGAATTTATGCACACCTCGACGGTCCACTTTTGCTTTATCATGATATGGTAGTGATGGCTCCTGGGGGTCAAGTGTCTGGGCAACCGGGCACCGCTGTAGATAATTCAATCGTTAATATGATGTATTATTTCTACGTGTGGATGAAGTTGGCTACTAAATTTGATCCTGCTCGGGCCAATTACGAGGCATTTAAAGAGAATGTTTCATATGCAGTCTATGGGGATGATAATTTGTGTACCATTATGAAGGGAGTTCAAACGTGGTTCAATTTTGAAAATTTTAAACTTGAGGCTGAGAAACTTAATTTGACGATTACACCTGCCGACAAAACTAAAACAACTTTTGGATTAATTGCCCTTAAAGACATGACTTTTCTAAAACGTTCCTTTGCTATGATGAACGGAGCTATCGTTGGTCAGTTGAGTCTTGACTCTTTCTCTCGCATGCTTTCATTGTGTCGAGTTTCTAAAAGACACGTGTATGTGAGGGGGAAGATTGAGTTCGACAGAACAACAATTGGCTGTGTAGTGTTATCGGCGCTGGAGGAAGCTTGTCTTTATGGACCAGCTTTCTATGAACGCGTGAAACGCCACTTGATTGAAAGAGGACGTCAATATAATATTCAATTGCCAGCTTTGCCGGTGTGGATTTCCCAATTCCATAGGGTTTACTTTTCTGGGGGTGCCTCAGCTTATGCCGTCACCCATGAAGGACAAATTAGAAAACAATCGTCTAACACTAAGAGAATGGATGCTGATCTTTTCATTTCACGTCTGCGCTTCCTTGAGTTTGAGCAGAACGATCCAGAGTGTGTGATCATACGGGAACTCACTGATGCCGAGCGCTGGAAATACATCCAGCACAAATTTCTTTGTGAGATTTGTGAGGAAAGTGAGTGTGATTGTTTGGCTCCTGCTCCTCAGAGTGCAGCACCTGCTATACCAGGAGGTGATGGAACCATTAAAACTGGAACGGAAGATCAGGCAATACTACCGCTCTCAGCTATTGCTACTGCACCAGCACCAACTACCCAAGAGGCAGCTCCTCATGCTGCTGCTATTAATAACATCGATCTCTATTTTTACCAGCAATATGTCGCTCTTGCGAATTTCACTTGGAGTACTACGCAAATTCCTGGAACTCTCCTTTGGTCCAGTCCGATTACACCTCGGCGTGCTCATGCCAATCTTGCGTATCTTAGTCAGATATATAATATCTGGGTAGGATCGCTGGAATATCAGGTCAAGGTTGCTGGTACTGGGTTTCACGCTGGGGCCCTAGCTGTGGTTAGACTGCCTCCTAACGTGGATCCATCCAGTTTAACTGGAAGCAGTGATTTTACGGTGTTTGAGTACACGATCATTGATCCTAAAACCCTGGAGTGCTTCGCTAAGAATGTCTGTGATCAGCGAAACATCATGTACCACTATATGAATCGGGAGGCTGGTGAGGAAGATTTCAGTAGACAAAGCATTGGTGGCTATATTGCCATCTATGTGCTATTGCAATTGAATACCAGCTCCACTGGAGCCAGTCAGATTGATGTTCAAGTTTTTAACAAGGCTGGTATGGACTTTAATCTGCTCCAAATCCG